TGTATTTGCCAGGAGTAGAACCAGAAGTTCTATTTTCTAAAATAGTAATAGGTCTATAACCTTTTACTCTCATTTTCCATGACCAATTGAGGTCATCTACATATCGAGTTTTACCCAAACCGAAGATACCCTCAAGGATATTTCCACTAGATAAATTGATACTGTTGGTTTTTGAAGCAAACAACGCTCTGTGTGGTGCTTCAAAAACAGTAGGTTTTAATGCCAAGTTTTTACTCCAATGATTTAAGTCTGTCATTCTAGTTGAGTCAAACTTGGCTTTCCTAACTTGCAATTTGTTAATTGTTTGTGCCATAATTTAATAAGTTTAATGATTAGATTGATTAAAGAAGTCAGCTAGACTTCTTTTTGAATTCTGTCTTTTTGCTTTTGACTTTGTAGGAACACTCTGTTTACTTCGTCTTACATTCTCTTTTACTTTCTTTACTACCTTTGTCTCTGTATTTTTTATGATACTTTCAAAATTGAAAGTCCCATCTTTATTTCTATTCTTCATTAAAGTTGCGAGTTGCAAAAATGCTTCTCTATTCTGTGGTAAATCGTAGAATAGTTCCTTCTGTAATTGACTTATAGTAGCACCATTCTGTAATTTAACATTTTTATCGTTCATGTAAGAAGGTAATGCCTTCTTATCATCTTTGGTGAATTTTAATTCACCTACACTTTCATTTTTCTCCATAAAAGAAGACATTTCTTGTTTTGACCTTCTTAGTGCTTCTCTTTGTGCTCTAACTTCTTGTTCTTGTTGTTTAACAAGTCTATCTTGCTCTTTTACTCTAGCATCTTTCCATTTATTAAATTTCTTTTCTGCAAACATTTCAAGTTTCCCAGAATCTTCTAAGAATTCAAGTTGTGTTGAGATATACTCTTCATCATTATCTTCAGCTCTTAGCATTTCTCTGACCACTAATTCTTGATTACTTTTATCAGTAAGATCAAGATTCTCTGTAATCTCTGAAGCACCAGCTTTCGTAAGAGTATCAAAAAACTGACTTACATCTCCACCATTTATTGCATATTTATTAATCTGTTTTACAACATCTGGTACATCTTTAAATAGTTCTTCCATTCTTTTATCAATAGCATCATCAAATTTATCTTCTATCAACTCCTCTGCCATTTCCTCGGTTAACTCCTGACCCTCTTCAAGTTCATAATCAATAAACCCCTTTTCTTTTAAAAAATTAACTGTTGCCATACTAGGATTCACAGAACCTTGAGACTCTTCCTCTTCATCTATCTCAATATTCTCATTTGATATGAATTCTTCATTTTCTTCATTACTGAATAAATCTTCTTCGGGAGACTCTTTCTTCTCCTCTGGTTTTTCAGTTTTCTCTTCAGTTTCTTCATCTTTAATGACCTCTTCTATTACTTCTTCTGTTTCAGTACTTTTCTTTTTAGTTTCCTTTTCTATTTCACTGAAGAAATCCCCATCTTCTGAAATGTCATCCCAACCTTGAAAATCTTCAAGACTTGTTAAACTCTCTGTAGCATTACTCATTTCTTTACTCATTTGGTACAAATTTAAGATTTAATATTAACAAAATTCAAGTTTAAAATTAAAATTATAGAATTTATGTGTAATAGCGATTTTATTTTTTAGTTATATTTTTGATTTGTGCAGCTTTTATTTTAGCTTTATCATTCTTGACTTTCTCCCCAGATTGTTTAAGTTTTTCTTTATCAACCTCCTTCTGATGCTCAAATTTTTCCCTCTCTAATTGAGATTTACTTTGTTTTATATCAGCATCAAGACCATTTTTTGCTATTTCAATAAAGTCATTCACACCATCTTTATCTTTATCCTGGTCTGGATTAAATGAAGCACCAAGTAAACCATCTTTAANAATNTCAGTNTTTCTCNTTTCNTCTTCTTTAAGAACAATAAGTTCTTTTTCCTCTTCAAATTTCTCTTTCTCTCTTTGTCTGGCTTTATCTGCCTCATCTGACTGAGCCTTTATTTGTTGCTGTTGCATAGACTGCTCATATTCTCTTCTCTTCTGTTCAGAGAGTTTGAGAGTTTCTTCAGCCTCTACAATACCATCTTGTCTTAATACTGAAATAATATCAGATAATTCAACTTTCTGGTTTTGTAAGGCAGCTTGAGTTAGTTGTCTAATCAAATCTTTTGCTTCTCCTGCTTTTGCTGAATTGGATACAAATAAACCTANAGTAGAATTATCTAGTAAACCAACATCTAAATTTAAAGTAATTACTGACATATCATCCAATACATAGCTCAATTTCTTGGGTTTACTCTGAGAGTAAGCTATTTTAGCAGTTTCTAATAACGCTTGTAGTACATTTCTCTTTACAGAATTATGTAAAGAAAAATATAACTCTAATATATGAGAAGTCTGTATTAAGGATTGTTGTGTATTTCTTACTGCCTCTCTAGGTCCAATCTGACCCTCAACTTGGTCTGTAATTCCAACACTCCTACCAGCTTGTGTTCTAAGGTACTCAGCAATTTCAATATATTTTTGAATATCCGATATTAAAGACATATCTATAGTCTTAGCTATTGTATTAGCATCAGCATAATTTGTACCTTCTTCATTTGGGTCATACCACATAAAAGGGGTACTTTCAAAAAAGTATTGCCATTTTTCAATATCAATACCAGCACTATCAGGGACTGCATTTATATTCATTAATACTTTCTTACCTTTATCAGACCCTAAAAGTAATTCAAGTCTGTACATTACAATATCATAATAGTATTGATAAATTTTTAACCTATCCATTAATGAAGTGGCTTGAGAATTCATATTATCATAGATAACACCATAATAAGGAAGTTTACACTCACGCAGATTATCAATATCTTTCAACTGTCCTGGTATTGGTCTCATATTTATATAAATAGGTGTAGCAACTTTAATCTTCCAGGTTTCGTATGTTTCTGGTATCCACTCCCACTCTAATTTTATATCTCCAGCATCCTTATCAAATTTGTAATTTTCATCAACAATAGTTTCTTGCACCTCTCCATTTTCATCTTCAAAATCTAAAAACCCTATCTTCCTCAAGGATTTCCATACTGCATGAAGTGCAGAAATAGTACTATTATCATCATAATCATTATATCTCTCATCAAGACTAAAGAAATCCGCATCATTATTTCCATTTTGATACCCTGACCAGGATTGATAAATCATATCAATATCATCTTTTGATAGTTGATCACCAAAATATTTTATCACCTCAGAAGGAGACATCCTATACTCACAAGTTGCCCATTCTCCATCTTCGACAAATTCATTGTCAGGAGAATTATCACTTCTGAATCTCATGGAGTTTACGTTCCAAATCTCTGGTTCTCCATTTAAGCTGCCTACATATAATATGCCTTTGGCAGATAATAAACCATGTTTTAGTGCTTTATTAAATTTATTTTTTGCATCACATTTCTGTATTAGATACTCAAGTAATTGGTGAGACATAACTTCAGCAGGATCTTGATGCTCCCTTTGCATATATTTTTTAACTTCTTCTGGAGTTTGAGTCTTTGTCTCTTGTTCTATTTGTTGTTGGATTTTTGCAGATTCCTCTTTAGTTAGTTTCTTACCTTTTAATTGCTCTTGATACTTCATTTGAATTTGCATCTTAATAGGCTGCATTATCTGATTAATAGTATATTCTCTAACTCTCTTGAATTCCTCTTGTTCTTTTCTTGTTGTAGCTTCTGGATTAGTAGCAATAACTGTCCATGAAAAAGGTCTTTTGTCTTCCATCCCAAGCATTGCTTTTATCTTCCCAGAAACAATGTCCCTATTTACCATCTTAGCTGGTAGTTCCCCAACCTCTGAACCAAAGGGTTTACAGACATATTCAAAATCAGAAAGGTCAAGAATGTTATTAAATAAATCATAGTTAACTTTCATTCTTTTAATTTCAGAAACATCTCCGTAACTATAATTAGTATCATCATATCCTGAATCAAGCATATCAGTTTGCTCTTTATACCATTGTTTTTTATGAGCATTTTTTCGTTTCTCACTTATCCTCTGATTTTGTTTTATTTTTTCCATATTTAATACAATTTAGTCGGTTCTCACAAAGATACAAAATTAATTCTTCCTATACATATTGTCAATCATTGATAATAGTTTTTTTGCATTCTTATGTTCCTTCTTTTCATCATATTCTTTACCAAGTTCCTCTTCCTGAACCTGAAACATACACATAAATAACGAGGAAATTAAGTCAAAGTTTCCCTTCCTATGATATGCAATTAACTCTTCAAGTAATCTTATAGAAAAGATTCTATCTATAACTCTAACTGGATTCCCATTTTCATCATAGTCTAAGATAGTAAGTAACCAATCTTTTACATACCTTTCCCCTGCATCTTTAAGTGGTAGTATCATGTGACAACCATAAATCCTGGCTACTTTCGATTTTTTTATATTTTTGGATATAACAGCATCAGGTTGAGCTGCCAAAAGATTGAGTCTTTTTATTCTTCTGAAATAATTTTTAACACCAGTCACTTCATTTTCATGCATTATAGTAGTATTATAAAAATCAGCCAATATTTCTGCTATTCTATCATTATCATCAGCAAGTTCCATTCTACCGACATACTCAGCAACTAAAATATCATGATACTGAGTTCCTTTATGTACACCTTTATATACTGTAATCGCAGCTAATGATGTACCTACATCCTGTCTAACAGGGTCATAACCAATTTTATATAATCCTTTAGGTGGATCTACAACAGGACGTTCATATATCATAACACAACCTCTTTTATCTG